TGATCCCCGGCGCGGGCTACGTCTATTTCCCGGTCCCTCCGACGATCACGACCGCCGACCTCGGCACGCTCACAGTCGGCACGCCTGTCTCGCTGCAACTCACCGCGACGGGTGACGAGCCGATCACATGGTCTGCGACGGGATTACCCGATGGACTCAGCCTGTCCAGCACGGGACTGATCTCGGGTACACCGACCACGGCAGGGGCGTACTCCGCGACCATCACCGCGACCAACGCGGGCAGCAGCGATGCGGACGTGTTCGCGGGGACGGTGGTTGCTGTATCGACGGGCGCAGGCCGAGCCAAGCGCCGCTCGCGTAAGTACGTGGTCGAGATCGACGGACAGGAGTTCGTCACTGAATCGCTGGACGAAGCCCGTGCGCTGCTGGCAAAGGCGAAGGCGCTCGCCACCCGGCATGCTGAACAGGTCGCGGCAGAGGTGGTCGAGAAGGCCATCGCCAAGGCCCGCAAGGTCGGGACGGTCGATGCGCGGGTTCAGCAGCCGGTCATCATCGCGCCGATTGAGTTGCAGGCAGAAGCGGAGGTGATCCGAGGTATCTACCGCGACGCGGCGATCAACGCCGAGTTGCAGGCAATGATGGCGATCCAGGCGGAACGCGACGACGAAGAGGTTTTGTTACTTTCACTGTGAGGGCGACCAAGCTGCGGCAGTCGCAAACGTATGACGGAACTTAGAGTAGGCACGGGACTCCCCGGACCAGGACGCGCCAAGGGCAGCATGAACAAGCTGCAACGCGCCGCGAAGGAAGCCATCGAAATGGCTGCGGACGAGATTGGCGGCGTGGATCGACTGGTCGCGTGGATCAGGGAAGACAAGCAGAACGAGCGCATCTTCTGGGGCACGGTGTACCCGAAACTGCTTCCGCTGACGAGTCAACTCACGGCGACCCTGACGGTGAATTGGCCGCTGAACAAGCCCGCGTTGCCGGATGCCTGAGTACACCCCCAGACAACAGTTCGAGGGGCTGCACTCACGGACGAAACGCTGGGCCGTGATCGTGGCCCACAGACGCGCGGGCAAGACCGTCGCCTGTGTCATGGACCTGTTGAACTTCGCGCTGGCGACCGAGAAGCAGGCAGCGCGGTATGCGTACATCGCACCGTACTACTCGCAGGCGAAAGCGACGGCGTGGGACTACCTCAAATTCTACAGCCGCGACATCGCCACGAAGGTGAGCGAGTCGGAACTAAGTGTCGAACTGTTCAACGGTTCACGGGTTCGATTGTACGGTGCGGACAATCCAGACGCCCTGCGAGGCATCTACCTCGACGGCGTGGTGATGGACGAGTTCGCGGACATGCGGGCGAGCGTCTGGGGCGAGATCATCCGACCGCTGCTCGCAGACCGTAAGGGCTGGGCCGTGTTCATCGGCACGCCCAAGGGCAAAAACGCCTTTTACGAGTTGTGGCAGCGGGCGAAGACCGACCCCGACTGGTACACGGTGATGCTGAAGGCCAGCGAGACGGGACTGGTCGGTGAAGACGAACTGAAAGACGCCCGCAAGTCGATGACCGACTCGCAGTACGAGCAGGAATTTGAATGCTCGTTTGATGCGGCGATTGTGGGTTCGGTGTACGGCAAGGATATTGCGAGGGCGAGGAACGCACAGCGCATCGGTAAGGTGCCGCACGAACCTGCGAAGCTGGTCAACGTGTCGTTCGATATTGGATTCGGTGACAGTACCGCGATGTGGTTCTGGCAGTTGAACGGTGGAACACCTTGTTTCATCGACTTCTACGAGAACAACGGCGAGGCGATCACGCACTACCTAGGGGTGCTGAAGCGCAAGGACTACAACATCGACACCCTATGGTTGCCGCACGACGCCGAGACGAACGGCAAGTTTGCGACGGGCAAGTCGATAGCCGAGATCGTGCGCGAGAACGGCTTTAAGGTCCGCATCGCGCCGAATCTGAGCCTTGAGGAAGGGATCAACCAGGGTCGCTTACTGCTCGGTAAAGCGATGATTGACGAGGTGAAGTGCGCCGCAGGGATCGAAGCCCTCGGTGCCTATCGGTGGGACTACAACCAGCGGTTAGACGAATTGAAGTCGATCCCGGTTCACGATTGGGCATCACACGCTGCGGACAGTTGGCGCTATGCCGCCGTGAGCATGAGGGTCGCTGACCAGAAACCGAAGGCGTTGAAATACGACCTGCGCGGATACGTTTGAGGACACACATGGCCGACATTGAAAAACTGCTCTCTGCGATAGATTGGGCGGAAGAGAACGCCTATGGCGCAGACGGCGACCTGTCGTCCGACCGTGCCTACAGCATCCAGTTGTATCTGGGCGAGAACACGGAACCCGCCCCCACGGGCCGCTCGCAGATCGTGGATCGAAGTGTTTTCGAGACGATCCAGTGGATCATGCCGTCGCTGTGCCGCATCTTCGCCAACGGCTCGGACCTTGTATCCATCCCCCCGGTGGGGCCGGAGGACGAGGAAGCCGCGAAGCAGGAAGCGGAATACCTCAATCACGTAATCACGCAGCAGAATCCGTGGTTTGAAATCTTCCACACGTGGGCGACCGATGCGCTGACGACGCGCAATGCCTATGCAATGGCGTACACCGACAAGCGCCGACAGGTGGACTTGGAGCGGTACGAGCGGCAGACCGAGGAAGGGGTTGCCCTGCTGTTGCAGGACAAGGACATCGAGGTCGTTTCGTCCAAGCAGTACCCGGACCCGGATTTCGAGCCTGTGCCGCTCGCTGGACCCGATGGGCAACCGCTCATAGGACCGGACGGCCAGCCGGTCATGCAACCGCCTGCGATGCTGTACGACCTCGACATTCGGCGCACGGGCGAGCAGAGGAAAATCTGCATCAAGGTTCTGCCCCCGGAGCGGTGCCGGGTGTCGCAGTACACCCCGACGTACCGGCTCAAGGACACGGACTACTTCGAGTATTGGGACTACCAGACGATCTCGCAGCTTCGGGCGGCTGGGTTTGAAGTCCCCGACGACATCGCGTCCGAGATCGAGGAAACCGAAGAGGACGACGCCCGCGACATCTACACCGAGTCACGGGACGACAACAAGGCCGATCCTTCGATGCGCCGCATCAAGGCGCGGATGATATGGATTCGGCACGACCTCGACGGCGACGGTATAGCGGAATTGCTGTATTGCGTGCGGATCGGGACGACGAAGAACCTCGTCCATATGGAGGAAACCTCCAGCATCCCGGTCGCGTGCATCGTTCCCTCGCCGCTCCCCCACAGGCACATGGGTTTGTCGATCACCGACATGGTGGCCGACATCCAGCGGACGAAGACGGCGATCATCCGGCAGGGTCTGGACAACCTGTACCTGTCGAACAACCCGCAGAAGGTGGTCAACGACCATCTGGTGAACCTGGACGACGTATTGCAGAACGTCCCCGGCGGCGTGATCCGCTCCGAGGATGTCAATGCAATCAGGTACGAGAAGCACCCGTTCGTGTTCCCCGAAGCCCTTGCGGGCTTGGAGTACATGGACACCGTGCGCGAGAACCGTGCGGGTGTAAGCCGGTACTTCTCGGGGACCGACCAGAACGCCCTGAACAAGACCGCGACGGGCATCCAGACGCTTTCCACGATGGCCGCGCAGCGAGTCGAGCAGATCGCCCGCATCATCGGCTCGGGCGTCGAAGACCTCGCTCGCGTGGTCCACGAACTGATCCTGCGCGGGGGTCACCGGCAGGAAGTGACGAAGATCAGGGGGCAGTGGATCGAGGTCGATCCGGGCACCTGGCGCTCGCGCAACGACTTCCGCATTGCGGTGGGATTTGCCTCGGGCAACAAGGACGCGATGGTGGGCCGGTTGCAGATGATCGGTATGCAGCAGTTGCAGGCGATGCAGATGGGCCTGCCGGTGGTGCAGCCGGAGAACTACTACGAGACGATGCTGGAACTGACAAAGGCGTCCGACTTCAGCAACCCAGACAGATTCTGGACCGATCCCTCTACGGCAGAGCCGCAGCCCCAGCAACCCAACCCCGACATGCTTCGGTTGCAGGGCGAGATGACGGCGAAGGAAGCGGAACTCGGGATGACTGCCGAGACGAAGCAGGCTGAACTTGCGCTGAAGGAGCAGGAGATGGCGCAGAAGGCGGTGCTGGAGAAGTACCGCATCGACACCGACGCGCAGACCAAGATTCAGTTGGCTGCGATGCAGAGTGAAAGCGCGAAAGACCTCGAAACGCACAAATCCAACACGGTAGTTGCGAAGAACGAACGTATGAAGATCGACAACATCGACAAGCTGGACGAGATCGTCAGCGGTATCGAGAACATCGCGGAAGCCAATGCGCAGCAGTCGCAACTTCTGGCGCAAGCCCTGATGCAGACGGTCCAGCAACTCGCCGCTGCGGTCGAGAAGATGGGCGCGGCAAAAATCCCGATCAGGGACAAGTCTGGCCGCATCGTGAGGGTCGAAAGTGCGCAGTGAGTCTGAGACTCTGGACCGTGCCGGTAAGGCCAATCGCATCCTCAACGATGCGCTGTACACCGAGGCGTGGCAGACCGTGCGGGACGAAATCCTGCGCAAGTGGGAAACCTCCCCCGTCCGCGACAACGACGGGCGGGAGTACCTGTATTTGATGCTGAAAGCCCTGAACGACGCTCGGGGCTACCTGGAACAAGCGGCCCGCGACGGTAAGGTCGTGGTCCACCTTCAGGATCAGCGCGAGAAGGAAAAGAAGCGTCTCACCGATTTATTCCACTTCACGAAAACAGGTAGGGCATGACAGAAACCAACAGTGCCGACCAAGCCTCCGGGCAGTCGGTAATTGACCGCATCGCCAACGCATTTGGCGTCACGGACGATCAGGAAACTCAGCAGGAACCGGATCAGGAAGCCGCAGGGGACGAATCCTCGGGAGCGGAAGCCGATGGTACTCAGCAGGAGTCTGACGACGTAGAAGTCGAGTACGACGGCAATCGGTATCGCGTGCCGAAGCCGCTGGAAAAAGCCATCTTGCAGGAGCGTGATTACACGCAGAAAGCGCAACAGGTGGCGGAACAGCGGCGACTGGTGGAGCAGACGCAGCAGGCGATGAAGCTTGCGCAGATGGAGCAGGAGTTCCACAAGTCTGCGGCCACCGAGGTCCAGCAGTTGCAGCAGTTGGACCAGTACGTCCAGTCGCTCAATTCGCAGAACTACGCGGAGATGACGACGGACGAAAAGATGGACGCGCTGCTGAACATTCAGCAGGCCGAGCGTCACAGGGAAGCCATCAAGGCGTCCCTGGAGTCGAAGCGCACGGAATTCCAGTCGAAGCTGAACGAGCAGATTGAAAAGGCGAAGGGTGACGTTAGGGAACTGCTGAGTAAGCAGATTCCCGGCTTTACGCCCGACTCGCTCAAGTCGATCCGCGATTACGGCAAGACGGTGGGATTTACGGATGTGGCGATGGACAGCATCGAACTGGACGCGCGTTCAGCGATGGTGCTGCACAAGGCCATGCAATTCGACGCGCTGCAAGCGAACAAGACTGCCTCCGTGCAGAAGTTGACGAGTCCGGTGGTCAAACCCGGATCGTCCAACCCGATGCCGCAGGCGGTGAAAGACAAACTGGCATACAGCAAAGCCTTGAAATCTGCCAAGACACCGGCAGAGCGCAACGCAATCCTGACGAAGCGCGTCGAGGCAATGTTCTGAGGGACACAAAATGGCTTATTTGACTGGCACGACGGTCACCTACGGGGTGACCAGCGCGGGCGGCATGAGGGAAGACCTGAGCGACGTGATCTTCGACCTCTTCCCCGAGGACACTTGGGCGATGTCGAACCTGGACCGTGAGGAAGCTTCCAGCACCTACACGGAATGGATGGCGCAGAACCTCGCGGCCCCGGCTGCGAACATTCAGGAAGAAGGCGACGACGCCTCTTTCGCGTCCCTGACCGCTCCGACGCGGTACGGCTCTTACTTGCAGATTTCCAGCAAGACCTTCCTCGTGTCCGACACGTTGGAAGCGGTCAACAAGGCTGGCCGCAAGTCGGAAGTCGCTCGCGGCGCCATCGTGAAGATGCGCGAGCTGAAGCGCGACATGGAAACCCGCATTTGCCAGAACGGTATCAGCACCGTTGGCGGCGCGGGTACGGGTCGTTCGACCGCTGGTTTCGAGGCGTGGATCGGTGACGCAACGGCGTCGGCTGCTGGCGCTTCGCACGTCGTCCTGGCGACCACGGCGGCTTCGGCCACCACGGCCCCGGTGACCTCGGGCACGGCGGGCACGGCTCCGGTGGACGGTGGCACGACCCCGACCACGGGCGCGTTCACGGCGGCATCGTTGAGCTACGCGCTTCAGGGTGCGTGGGAAGACGGTGGCGACGCTCGCGTAATCCTGCTGACGGCGAAGCAGAAGCAGGTGCTGGACACCTTCACGGGCGTGGCGACGCGCTTTGTGGACGTGGACCGGGCCGGTCAGGCTTCGATCATCGGTGCGGCCAACGTGTACGTGTCGGACTTCGGGCGGCATCAGGTCATCCTGAACCGCTACGGTCGTGACAGCGTTGTGCTGTGTCTGGACCCGTCCTATTGGGCGGTGCGTTACCTGCGTAAGCCGCTCAAGCGTGAGTTGGCGAAGACGGGCGACGCAACCAAGTACCAGATCCTCACGGAGTGGGCGCTGGTGGCGCGCAACTACAAGGCGAATGCCAAGGTCGTGGCGTGTACTTAAGTTGCTGATTTATAAGGGGTTTCTTCCCTTATAATGACGCAGCTTGATGCGGTGATTGTCGGCCACGGGCCGGGTGTGGTTGGAAAGCACCTTGGTCCGTGGCTCGACACGCAGACGGTCGTGCGCCTCAAGTGGGCGTTGCGACCGAATGCGGAAGATTGGGGGAGCCGTACAGATTATGTGTGCGGCTCTAACCCCTCGTTCTGGGTTCAGCGGGAACGTGGGCAGGCTCCGGCCACGGCAGAGTTCTGGTGGCTTGGGGATGAGAAGAAGTACCCCCGCAAACTGAACGTGGGGCGCAGGGCGTCGCAGCAGTGGCTCGACCGCTGGCAACCCTATCTAGGCGCAGAGTCTTTCCGCAAGCCCTCCACGGGGCTTCTGGCAGTGTTCTGCGCAATGGAATTCCTACAGCCCAAGACGCTTGGGTTGCTGGGTTTCGACATGGTGCTACACCCCGAGGAACCGACTTCCAAGTGGTTCCACGAACGGGGCAAGTACCTGTACTCGCACGATGCCCGCGCCGAGCATCGGTGTTTGATGGATTTAGGCGTGCAGATAGTGGAGTTGTGATGGCTGAGTTTTTGGACTTCGATCCTAGTACCGGGATCACGCACTACTTCGATCACGACGAGATGACGAACGAGACGAAAATCCACTACGTGCAGGACGTAGCGCCGATTCTCGACTACACCCGCGACCTTGCGAACCACTCGGCCACGGACAAGGGCATCAAGGAAGGGTGGTGGCTGTACGCCAAAATCCCGGCGATTGTCCAGGTGAAGCTGAAAGCGAAGGGCATCGACATCAACGACCCCTCAGCGACGAAGCGGATCATTCAGGAAATCAACGAGCATTACCCTGCGTTGAAATGCACGCAGAAGAAGCAGGACGGCAAGGCGTCGCAGTTGTTCATCGGGTCGTCCAGTGCTGAGTAACGCCGAGCGGAAGCAACTGTACAAGGCCCGCTCGCTGTGGGAGCGGGACAAGGTAGACGACGCATGGGACATCGTGCGCAAGCTGATGTTCGACCATCCTTACGAGCGGGATGTGTTGTTCATGGCGGGGCACATTTACGACAAGGCGGGTAACACCCCGGTTGCGTACCATATGTTCAAGCTCGGCACCGATGCAGATCCGAAAGAGGCTTCGGGCTGGCTGAACTTCGGTCGCTGTTCCGAGGAAATGTGGCGCACGCCGGAAGCGGAACGTGCGTACACGAAGGCGCTGAAGCTCGCCAAGAAAGACGAAACGATGCGAGTGACGCTCGGGAACCTTGCGGCGCTGTGCATCGACAATGCGCGTTATCCAGAAGCCGAGATGTGGGCGCGTAAGGCGCTGGAGGACTGGCCGGACTTCGCAGGGGCCAAGTCGAATCTCGGCTTCGCGCAGCTTGGAATGCGCAATTGGGCCGAGGGGTGGAAGAACTATCGCCACTGCCTCGGAACACCGGCACGGACGAAAATCCAGTACCGGGACGAACCGGAATGGGACGGCACGCCGGGACAGACCGTGGTGCTGTACGGGGAACAGGGCTTAGGCGACGAAATCAGCTTCGCGTCGATGGTCCCTGATGCAATCAAGGATTGCAAAAAGGTCATCATCGACTGCGACAGTCGGCTGGCGGGCCTGTTTGGACGTAGTTTCAGGCAGGCGACGGTGTATGGCACGCGCAAGGCGCGGCCTCGGGATGGGTCAATCTGGGCGCTGGAAGATCGGCAGTTCGACGCCTCGCTCGCCATCGGGCAGATCGGTGAGTATTACCGCACGTCCAGCGAGAGTTTCCCCGGCACGCCCTACCTGATCGCAGACCCCGAGCGAACGCTGATGTGGAAGTCGCTCTGGGCGACCAAGCGCAAGCCGGTGATTGGCATTGCCTGGAACGGCGGCATCGTCCGCACCGGCTCGAAGTTCCGCAAGTGGACGCTGGAGCAGTTGCTTCCCGTGTTGCGGTCGGTGGACGCGCATTGGGTCGTGCTGGAGTACAAGCCCGCCGTGGTGGAACTGATGGAGTTCCGGGAGAAGTACCCGGACATCGACATCAAGGAATACCCGCACGCGACGCTGACGCAGGACTATGACGACACGGCTGCACTAGTGGCCTCGCTCGACATGGTGTTCTGTATGCAAACAGCCGTAGCGCATCTAGGTGGCGCGGTGGGCGTCCCTACGTGGGTTTGTGTTCCGCCCTGCTCGCAGTGGCGCTACGGGACCGAGGGCGAAACCGTCCCTTGGTACAACTCGGTGCGCGTCGTGCGGCAGCAGAAGGGCGAATGGAATTTCAGGCAGATCAGTGAGGAACTAGGTGCTCATTTCGGAAAGTTACAGGGCGCAACAGCAAGAGTTGCATGAGACTGGCAGTTACGGCGGCATGGGTGCGTCCTATGTCGAGATGGTTGCCGACATCATCAACCGGCTGGACGTTCGGCACGTGCTGGACTACGGCTGCGGCTCACGACTGAGCCTGCCGGACGCACTTGCGAAATCGAAACGAGTGCAGCACCCGTTCAAGTATCAGGCTTACGACCCGTGCGTACCGAAGTACGCCGCGCCTCCGGTTCCGGCAGAACTGGTGGTGTCGCTCGACGTTCTGGAGCATATCGAAGAGGACAGCATAGACGAGGTGCTGGACCACCTGGCGCAGTTGACCGAGGCGGTGGGGTTTTTCTCCATCGACACCGGCCCTGCGAAAAAGACGTTGACGGACGGGCGCAATGCCCACGTCCTGCAACGTCCCCCGGAGTGGTGGCTACCCCGGATCATGTGCCGCTTTGACCTCCAGACGTATCAAGTGGTGTGGAAGCATCCCGAGAATGACGATCACTTCAAGTTCATCGTCGTTGTCAATGCGATTCCGCACGCGATAGAGGATACCGCTGGAAACAAACTTGACTATCACAGACCGAATTGACTCGACCACACGCATTCCTTCAACCCACCTCCGCGCAGTCGTCCCGGCTCCCCGATCAGTCAAGATCGAGGTGAGTCCGCGATGTCCGCTGCGCTGCCAGTTCTGCTCGCTGAGAACGAGAGAGAGCCAGCCACGTGGAGACATGGACTTCGACCTGTTCCGCCGCATTACCGCAGAGATGCGCGAGGCGGGCGTAGAAGAGATCGGGGTGTTCTACATCGGTGAGAGCTTCAGCAACCCTGAACTGCTTGTGTCGTGCATCAAGTGGTGCAAGGACATCGGCTTTCCCTACGTGTTCCTGACTTCTAACGCGGCCCTGTCCACGCCTGACCACGTGGAAGCGTGCATGGCGGCGGGACTGGATAGCCTCAAGTGGTCGGTGAACGCGAGCGACCCGGAGCAGTACAAGGAACTGATGGGGGTCAGCGACAAGTATTACCGACGCTCGCTCGCCAACATCAAGGCGGCGAAGACGGTTCGGGACCGGGGCGGGTACAAGTGCGGGCTGTACGCCAGCAGCATCCGTTACAACGGCGAGCAGCAGGAACGGATGGACGGGTTCCTCAAGGAACACATCCTGCCGAATGTGGATGAGCATTACTTCCTGCCGCTGTACGGACAGATGACGCAGCAGACCGAGGAACGGAGTGCAGAGTTGGGCTTCGTCCCCACGGCGGGCAATCAGGGGCGTTTAGGCGCTTTACGCGATCCGCTCCCTTGCTGGGCCGTGTTCACGGAAGGGCACGTGACGGTGAGCGGAAAGCTCTCTGCGTGCTGCTTCGACGCGGACAACAAGTTCACGATGGCGGACTTGAACGAAGTGTCGTTCGAGGAAGGCTGGAACTCGGTGGCGTTCCAGGCACTTCGCGAGGCGCATCTACGCAAGGACGTGACGGGCACGGTCTGCGAAGGATGCGTGGCCTATGCTTGACCTGTTCGTTGGGTACGATCCCCGTGAGGCACTGGCATACCACGTGTTCTGCCAGTCGGTGCTGAAGCGAACGACGATCCCGGTGCGGTTCATCCCGCTGCACGAACCGATGCTGCGGTTCGACGGGCAGCAGGATGGATCAAATGCGTTCATCTACTCGCGGTACTTGGTCCCATCCCTGATGGACTACAAGGGCTGGGCCATGTTCTGCGACGGCGACATGGTGCTGGAGCGGGATTTACTGGACCTGTGGTCGCTGCGGGATGACCGCTATGCGGTACAAGTGGTGAAGCACGATTACAAGCCAGCCACGAAGACGAAGTACGTCGGTTCACCGCTGGAGTGTCCCAACGTCGCGTACCCCAGAAAGAACTGGAGTTCCGTGATGCTGTGGAACTGCGGCCACCCGTCTAATCAGGCATTGACATGGAGCGTGGTGGCGAACGCAGGCGGCAAGTACCTGCACCGCTTCGAGTGGTTGCAGGACGACGAGATCGGTGAACTGCCGGACCACTGGAACCGCCTTGTGGGTGAAGAGGTCGGCGGCGGGTCGCTGCTGCACTACACCTTGGGAGTACCGGGGTTCGGGCACTACGCCCGCTGTGAGTATGGCGAGCCTTGGCACGCCGCACTGCTGGACGCAATGGAAATCGCGGGCGAAAGCCCCCGCAAGATCGTAGAGAGGGCGTATGGCCGAAGTGACGTATGACGAGTTCCAGACCCGCGTGGGGCGGAAGCTGCAAGTGCTGGCCGAGGGTCAGACCTTGCCTGCGGAGTACGCAACGCTGATCCAGGACGCCATCCACTCGGTCAGTGCGCAGATTGACGAGGCGGGCTTCCCCATCGACATCACTTCGGGGGTGCGGCACTTGTACGTCGATCCCTTGGTGGAGTTGTGCGCCGCTGAACTGGCGGACGAGTTCCAGCTACCGGAACCGCGTAGGTCGATGCTGCGGGCGAACGGGTGGGGACTGCCGGGACGATCCCCGGCTGAACGTCGGCTGCGTAGACAGTTCAAGAGCGAGAAGCCCATCACCGACGTTGACTTTGCGAAGCCCTGATGCTCCCGACAAGCTCATACAACCAGCCCTCGCGCAACGCTGGCAGGCTTTTGAACTGCTACGCGATTGCCGGGACCGCGAAGGGTCCGGTGGAGATCGTGGGCACGCCCGGCGTCTCGACGTTCCGCACCCTCACCGGGGGTGGTCGCGGTCTGGCAGTGCAGGACGGCGTGCTGTACGCGCTCGCTGGGACAAGTTTGTACCGCGTGTCAGACGGTGCGCCGGTCGGGGAGATTCCCGGCACTGCCTCGGTGATGTTCGCTCCCGGCGTTACGCAACTCGTCACGGACAACGGCTACATCTTCGACGGCTCGGTGTCGCAGATCACTGATGCGGATAAGCCCGCCTGGTCGGCGGTCGATTTCGTGGACGGGTACGTCGTGTACGTCGAGAGCGATTCGGGCCGGTTCGGGTGTTCGGTGCTTAACGACTCGTCGTCCTATGACGGACTGGACTACGCCACGGCGGAAGGCTCGCCGGATGACCTTGTGACGCTGAAGGTGGACCACCGACAGGTTGCGCTGTTTGGAACGGACTCGGTGGAAATCTGGTGGAACTCGGGGCAGGCGGGCTTCCCCTTTGAACGTGTCGCCTCGGGCTACATCGAAATCGGCTGTCTCGCACGCCTCGGGGTGACGAAGGCAGACAACTCGCTGTTCTGGCTTGCGTCAGACCGCACCATCCGTCGCCTGTCAGGCTCTACCCCGGTCAAGGTGTCGCAGATCGGGGTCGAGGAAAAGCTCGCGTCCTACGCCACGGTGAGCGATTGCGAAGCTTATAGTTTCACGTGGAACGGCACCGTACACGTGTGCTTCCGGTTTGTCTCGCAGGGCATCACGTGGTGCTACTCAGTCAACAGCGGAGAATGGTGGGAATCCGACGCCGATTGGGTCACGGCGATCCACCACGACGGGAAAGTGTGGATTCAAAGCACCGACGGTTCCGTGGGCTACCTGACCGACGACGTATATACACATTTTGGTGCCAACGTCATCAGAGAGGTGACGTTCCCGAATATCGCCAAGGGTGAAGAGCGGCTGTTCCACTCCCGCTTCCGCGCAATCTTCCGCACGGGCGACGTTGATCCTGGCATCACGCCGATGGTGCAACTGGACATCAGCGATGACGGGGGAAATCAGTGGGTCCAACTCCCGCCGCGCTCGATGGGACTCACCGGCAAGTACCGTCATGTCGTGGAGTGGCACAGGCTCGGGGCGGCGCGTGATCGGTGCTACCGGCTGCGTGTGAGTGACGCCGTGCCGTTCTACCTCGTCGGGGCCGAGGCGTCCTGATGTCCGGCATCCAGAACATCCCGCTCCGCATTCCCACGCAATGGTCGGCTGAGTGGTTCGACACGTTCGTGCGCGAAGTGCTGGCGAAGCTCGACACCCGCAACAGCGTGGGAACCGGCATCGCCGTGAGTTCTGACGGCAACTCGGTCGCCACGCTCGAAGCGGAAGTGACGCAGACGAGCGTGGACGCGGACATCGCGGCGCACGTAGCGGAAGCGGACCCGCACCCCGGCTACCTGACGCAAGCGGAAGCCGACGCGCTGTACCTGACGCAGACGCAGGCAGACGCGCTGTACGAGCCTACGGCGTCAATTCTCGCGGTGACGACCGTTGGGGCACTTCCCACGGCGGTAGGCAAGCAGGGCGTGCGGTGCTTCGTCACGGACGCCAATGCGACCACGTTTGCATCCACGGTCGCCGCTGGCGGCTCAAACAAGGTGCCCGTCGTCAGTGACGGGACGAACTGGATTATCGGGTAGGAGTAGAGAATGTCAGTACCGGCAATGGTTGCGGGACAGTTGATTTCCGCAGGCATCGGCGCATATGGCGCGAATCAGGCAGCGAACGCGCAGGAGACTGCCGCGCGTCAGGCGGCGGACGCGGCCCGTCGAAACACGCTCATGGGCATCCAGGCGAACGAGCCGCTGCGGTATACCGGCTATCAAGCCTTGGGCGACATCAACTCGTTCTTCGGCTACAACACCTCGCCCTACACCTCCGCGCAGCAACTCGCTACGTCCACCACCCCGGTGACGGCGAAACAGGTGCTGCGTGCGATCAAGGGTGGCGCGAGCTTCGATCAGATCGCGCAGATGGGCGTGCTGGGACAGGGGACGGCGGGCGGGAAGTACATCAAGCGGCTGCAAAAGGCTGGCTTGTCGATGGACCAGATCAACCAGCTTCGCACCGGCTACGCGCAGCAGGGTGTTGCAACATCTGCAACAAACGGTGCAACGAACGCAACACCCGGCCAGATGAATTGGGATGCGATCACGCAAGCCCCCGACTACCAGTTCCAGTTGCAGCAGGGGACGAAGGACTTGGGCAACTCGTTCGCCGCAAGAGGCGGTGCTGCCTCGGGCAACGCATTGCGCGCCCTGTCGCAGTTCAATCAGGGACTCGCTTCGCAGGGGTTGGACAAGTTCATATCCCGCCGCATGGGGCTGGTGAACGGCGGCAATCAGGCGACCGACAACGTGACGCAGATCGGCACGCAGGGCACCGGGGCGCAGATGAACGC